CAGAAGAGCCCGGAAGGGCTGCGGTGCACGGCTGATCCCTATGACACTGCTGCGTACGATGCGGCAGTGCTGGCACTCGAAGGTGCGGCGAAGGAGCCGGTAAAGACCGCAAAGAGTGCGGCCAAAGCGTTGGCCGAGTACGGCAAAGAAGCCGTCTCGAGTCCCGCTGGCATGACAAAGTTTTTGGCGGAGAACCTCACGCCGCTTCCGCGTGTACCGAGCACAGGCCCTGTCTCGCAGGTCGTGCGTCCTCGCAATCAAGGCATGGTGCTGGATATCCCAGGCGAAAAGCCCATGGGGTACGTCCCGCAGTACCTTAACAACGCGACGACCAACATTGAGGCTGTCGAAGCTACGCCGGATCAAAAAACGGCGATGACGAACTTTTTTAATAGCCAGGCGCGCAACTACCTCACCAGGCAGTACGGCACGCCGGATGATCCAATCTACAAAGCGATTGCTTCTGGAAAACTTACAACAGAGCGTCTGCAACGATACGGCGGGATCCCGTCGTACATGACGAAAGCGGCCAAGGAAGGAAAGACGCGAGTCAATCCTGAAACTGGAGAGAGCCGCTTCTACCCGAGCGCCGAAGCATCGCAGGCGTTGCGGGACATTAACCGTATCTACGATCAGATGACTGGCATGCGCGGCGCGGTGTTTACCAGAGACACCATTGGGTCTCCTAGGTTTGAGTCGCTTCCTAGTAATCAGGCGGCGGATAAGCAGACCGCACTCAAGGACCAAACAGCCCAACAGTTAATAGACCAAGGGGTTCCAGCAGACCAGATCAACCAAGCGCTTTCATTGGTCGGCTACAAGAGTCCTGAGTTCGTGACTCCAGGTTCGACAAAATCCCCGCTTCTGCCTGCTGACTACACAGGTCTTCCAAAAAGCCTGGAGGAGCTGTTCCTACAAGACCCAAACAAGCTGCCAAAAGCGTACCGCACAGCCATTGAGAAGGGAGAACCCATTTACGATATCAACCCAAACTCAGAGCTAAACACAGTGTTGGCTCCGAGGGAGTTGGTTAAATATCTACGCACGTTGTCGCCGGAGAAAATCAAAAATCTTCGTTTTGACGATGCGGTGAAGGGTTCTGTCAAACTACAAGAGGAAATAGCCGAACGCAAACAAATCGCTACCCGCATCAAAGAAAACAAGCCGGTTCCGAATGAGGTGTTCCTAAAGGGCGTGAGTGCTCCGATCGTTAGCTATGGGAAGGAGTCGCAATACCCAGGATTTAGTTGGCGCAGGATCACTGATCCAGAAGCAACAACCATTGAAGGAGCGTACGTTGGTCACTCAGTTGGTGGCTTTGCAGAGGGCGGTAACTACGGCCCGCAAAAGCATAAGCAATTCCTTAGCGGAGAGATCAAGCTCTACTCGCTTCGCGATGAGCGCGGCCGTCCAGTGACAACCGTCGAGGTCTACGACGAACCCGGAAAGGGAGTAACCGCAACGCAGATTCGAGGCGCTGGTCGCGCAACTGGAAACGTACCTGCCGAACCATACGGGCTCGCGCTAGTTGACCTATTCAGGGACATCGGCGTCACCAAGATCAACGAATCGGATCGATACCTGCCTCCTCCGGTCTTGGCGTATAAAAAAGAAAAGACAAAAGAGGCTGCGGCTAGCCTAATCCGTAGGGCGTCTGGGCAGCCAGAACAGAACCCAGACATCCTGCAATTGCAAGGCGGTGCTCCACGTCAAATCGACCAAGGCATCGGAGGACTGCCGCAGGCTCCGCGTAACGTGCCAGATCCTGGATTTATCGAGGCAATGCGCCGCCGACTGTTCGGTGATGAAGACTGAGTTGAGTTGTCTTAACAACTCTAATCAACTAGGATATCAACATGCCAATTGATAAAGCTATTAACCAAGCCCCTGACGCGGGCATCCTGGTGATTGCCGAGGGTGCGGCGGAGGAGTCTCCGGAGATTGAGATCGTTCTGGAGCCGGATGGCGGGGCGGTTATTGAGATTGGCGAGGAAGAGGCGAAGGAAGTCGACTTCTACGCAAATCTTGCGGAGGTTGTCGACCCGGATGCCTTGGGTCGCATTGCGATTGACGTCTCGACGATGTTCGAGGCGGACAAGGGATCGCGCTCTGACTGGGAGCAGATGTACGCCAAGGGCCTGGAATTGCTGGGCCTTCGCATGGAAGAGCGCACAAAGCCCTTCCGTGGCGCGTCGGGCGCGACGCATCCAATGTTGCAAGAAGCCATTATTCAGTTCCAGGCGCAGGCTTTTAAGGAGCTGATGCCGGCTGGCGGCCCTGTTCGCACGCAAGTTTTGGGTAAAGAGACGGTTGATAAGTTCCAGCAGGCCGCGCGCGTGCAGGACTTCATGAATTATCAGATCACGACGGTGATGGAAGAGTACACACCGGAGTTTGATCAGCTTCTGTACTACACCGGATACGGTGGATCGACCTTCAAGAAGGTCTATTACGACTTCCAATTGGGTCGAATGGTCTCTCGTCTGTGTTTGGCGGACGATGTTTACATCCCGTACAACGGTTCGAGCGTCGTTTCGCAGTGTTCGCGGCTGACGCATCGCATTGCGATGGACTCGAATGAGTTCCGCAAGCGTGTTTTGAGCGGTGAGTACCTGGATGTCTCGGTGGAGCTTGAGCCGACGCCCGCGGATCCGAGCCAAATTCAGGCTGCGATCGACAAAGTCACCGGCGTACAGCCCACGGACATGGCTGGCGAGGTGTTTTTGCTCGAAATGTTGGTCGATTTGGACCTTCCGGGCTTTGAAGACATCGACGAAAGCGGCGAACCGACGGGAATTAAGCTTCCGTACGTTGTTACGTTGGCCGAAGACTCGCTTCGGGTTATTGGAATCCGCCGAAACTGGCGTGAAGACGACGAATTAAAGCGTCGTCGCAACTATTTTGTGCATTACGTGCTGGTGGAAGGCCCTGGCGCGTACGGTCTGGGCTTTGTTCATCTCATTGGTGGCCTGTCCAAGTCGGCAACGAGCGCGTTGCGTCAATTAATTGACGCCGGAACGCTGTCAAACCTGCCTGCGGGCTTCAAAGCCAAGGGCGCACGCATCGCGGACGACTCGGATCCGATCCAACCGGGCGAGTGGCGGGATATTGACGCCGGTGGTGCGGAGTTGCAGTCGTCTTTGCTGCCGCTTCCGTACAAAGAACCGAGCCAAGTGCTCTTTGCGTTGCTTGGATTCCTCGTGGATGCCGGAAAACGGCTCTCGAGCACGGCCGACATGCAGGTCGGCGACGGAAATCAGTACGCGCAGGTCGGTACGACGCTCGCATTGCTCGAGCGTGGCTCGATGGTCATGTCGGCGATCCACAAACGTCTGCATTATGCGCAGTCGTTGGAGTTCCGGCTGCTCTTTGAGGGCTTTGGCCAGTACCTAGAGGACGAGTACCCATACGATGTGCCGGGTGCGAGCCGCAAGGTCAAGCGTGCCGACTTCGACAAGATGGTGTCGGTGCTGCCGGTGGCGGATCCGAACATCTTCAGCACTGCGCAGCGTATTCAGCTTGCTCAGATGCAGTTGCAGATGGCGCAAAGCGCCCCGCAAATGCACAACATGTACGAGGCGTTCTACCGTGTGTACGCCGCGCTCAATGTTCGTGACATTGACGGTATTTTGATCCCGCAGAACAACCAGATGCCCCGTGATCCGGCGTCCGAGAACAGTTCTGTGTTGAACGGGATGAAGCTTAAGGCGTTCCCTGGGCAGCAGCATGACGCGCACATCGTGGCGCACTTGATGATGGGCATGTCGCCAATCCTTCAGTCCAATCCAATGGCCGCGATGGAGCTGCAGCAGCACATTTACGACCATATCCGCATTAAAGCCGAAGAGGATGTGGAGGCCGATCTGTTTAAGACTTACGGCACGGACCCGGATCGCATGGTTTCGGCGATCCAGAAGGAAGGCATGGTCGCGATCAAGATTGCGACCTACATGCAGGAGGTCAAGAACCTGCAAGGCCAGCTCTCTGGGGAGGCCGCGGGCGGTGGAGAGGATCCGTTGGTCGCGCTCAAGAAGCAGGAACTGGATCAGCGTGCTGCTGCGGACCAGGCCAAGATGCAGTTGGATCAAGCCAAGCTGCAATTGGAATCGCAGAAGGCGCAGCAGTCGATGCAGATTGATCAGGCGAAGCTTCAGCTTCAGTTACAGCGAGGAGGATGAAATGCCGCTTAAGAAGGGATCAAGCCAGAAGACGATCAGCCGTAACATCGGCGAACTCGTTGGCACTTACAAAGAAAAGGGCCGTATTGGCACGAGTAAGCCGAAGAGTAAGGCGGCTGCGGTGAAGCAAGCGGCGGCTATCGCGTACGAGAA